CATTTGCCATAATTGACAATGTGCGCTATAACCCATGCAAGGTGATTTTAGGAGTAAGGATTTGTATGAAAATGATAATGATTGTTTTGATGCTTGCTGCCGGATGTTCATTCCCCCAAAAGCCAAGTCCAGAATTTAAAGACTCAGACGGATGGCATGGCATCTCCATACGTTATTTATGTGAGGACGGGCGCTGGTATTTTTCACCCCCGGACTGCGATAATCAAAATCTTAAAGATAATTACCGCAAGTCAAAGGGCTATGTTGACATGTCTCCAGACGAGGGCTGGCAATCAGAAGAGGAAAGAATTTTTAAAGATTTTGTCGATGCATATGGACACGGTACTAAGAACGAAGGGCTGTAATGATGCGTATTATTATATTCCTCCTAATCCTTTTACCATGTCCGCCTGTTTTTTCATACGAATCGTGCGTCGATGATAGGGGCTATAGATCAAAAGTCTATAGTCCCAAACACATTTCAGACCTAGTGAGAAAGTGGGCCTTTGAATTTGACCTAAGTACAAAGTTAGTAAAAAGTGTAATCAGGCAAGAGTCAAACGGTAGGCATGACATTGTATCAGACAAAGGAGCTAGAGGTTTGATGCAATTAATGCCGACCACGGCAACGTCATTAGGGATGACCTCTGACGAAAGCTTATTTGATCCCGATGTTAATATTTATTATGGTTGTCTTTACTTACGTCAGCTCATGGATGAGTTTAAATCAGAACGACTTTCCCTTATCGCGTATTATTCTGGACCGTCACGAGCACGTCAAATTAAGGACAAGCGAACAATGCCCAAGAAGTTTGAAAAGGAAATAACAAACTACGCTGATAGGATTTTATTCAGGACAGGAAACAACCTTGGGTACTTATCCATAAATTGGGAAACAAGGTAGGTTAGGTGTCGAGTGCTAGTTATTGTTGGGTGCCATAACTGGCACTCGACTTGGAGGATTGAATGATGGGCGATAAAAAAACAATTTGGATATTCAGTGAATCCAAACATTATGGACATTTTGTTCTAACGCGTGACGGTAATATTTTTTGTCAGACATGTAATGAATTTTTTTCAAAATATGACTATGCTGAAGTGAAAGACGAGGATTAAATGATTGAAAGACTAAAACAAAGTAAGGACCAAGACGACACCCGCACCCTATGGTTGAAGGTTGAGAAGCTGGTTGAACTATCACAAAAACAAGTAGCTATTAATAATCAATTATTAGAATTAGGCAAGCTAGGCAGAGAAACAGCAAAAATTTTAAAAGAATATCTCACCGCGAAGGCTAATGAATGATTCTACCCATAACCCCAGAAGCAAACAACATAGACATCATTGCTAAGATAAATGAGATTGTGTATATCTTAAATCAAAAAGAGATTGATGGTAAAGAATGATCACTTGCTGGAAGTGCCAGAAAGAGCTTCATATAATGCCGTTAAAGGATGACGCAGGAAATGTAATAGGTATAATCAAACCCCACCAAGGACTTTGCCATGATTGCGACACGTGGTATGTAAGACCCATCGAGGAGAAGGAATGATTAATAAGCTAGAGGCATACATCATAAATTGGAATGACGATGGGTCGGCAAATAAGGCGCTACCGGACACTAACATGATTCTTGATAAGGTAAATGAGCTAATAGACTGCATCAACAAAGAGAAGCCGGAAGAAAAAAGCTATGCCAGCATAGTTTTAAAATGTGCAGATTGTGAGTTGATTCAGCCTGCAGAATTCGATGCAAGCAAACCATATGATCACCTTTGTAAAAGATACGGGTGTGATTATATACTTTTCAAGTTCCATCCAGGATATTAGACATCACCCCATAATAATGTGAAAATAAGGAATGAGGTATCTACTATTCTCACTTCTTATCGGATGCTCCACTCCGCAAAAATCATTGGTATGCCTCACAACTCCGATTGATGATTCACTAGTGACGCATTGCAAACACATTGACGCCGAAGATCTAAAACAGGCAGAGTTAAAAGATGAACGTGAAAACTATCTCGACCTCGACCTTTGAGCGTCCAGCATCAGGAGTATTCAGGAATAGAAACGGGTTCACTCTTTGTGGACTTCCCATGCCGCTTAGCAGCAACCAAGCCTACGCCAGAGATTGGAAAGGAAAAGGAAAAGGCTTCTACTCAACAGCAAAGCTAAAAGCCTACAAGCAGTCCGTAGAGTCATGGGGAATTCAATTCAGTGGCCCATTACGTGAAGCTCAAGGCATGTTACAGAAGCTCACGGCTACTAATGATTTCGTTTTTGAAATTGATAGACTTTTTTTCTTTAATGCGAAGCGTATAATTTGCAAGGACGGCAGACCTAAAAGACTAGATGTGACTAACCGTATAAAACACTTTGATGATGCATTGAGTAAACTATTAGGGATAGACGATAAGTTTTACTGGTTCGGAAGCGAGAAGAAGATTCCCGTATCAGATGATGCCAACGAGTTTAGTATTGTTTCGATAAATGTAATCAAGATCCCCCAGGTTAATGACTTTTTTAAATACCTAAATATGTTACCGTGAATTATGGAACATGTTGCAATAAAATACAGTGGTGAATGGGATGAAAATCTTGATATGATCGAGGAAACACGAAAGGCACTGGATGAATCATACAACAAATGGATTTTGGGATACCTGCGTGAGCAAGACGAAATTGAAAGAGAATGACATTGCTTGAACTAAAAAGAATAAGAGAGGCCTATCCCATCGATAGCAAGATAGTTTCATTCAGAGCAATAAAGGTGATTAACCAACTCTTAGATGAGATTGAAGACCTATTAAGGGGACACCCACTAGGCCAATCAAAGGAACAACAGTTTAATAAACAAAAGTCTATGGTATAGTAAGTAATTCAGGGAGTGTGAGTAAGTGAGTAACCCCAAAAGAAAACAAGGCCGTCCGGTCAAACTTACCGATGAGATACAAGAAAAAGTCTGCAATGCAATACGACTCGGTTCTTATATTGAAACCGCAGTAATCTATGCAGGAGTTCCCAAGTCTACATTCTACGATTGGTTAAAGACCGACAAAAGTTTTTCGGATGCGATACAGCGCGCAATGGCAGAGAGTGAGCTTAGAATGCTAAGACGACTAGATGGTAGTGCAGAGAAAGGTAGTATCGCAGCTCAGTGTTGGATAATGGAGAGAAGATTTCAAAACAGATGGGGTAGAAAAGAACGCGTGCAATTTACAGAGCACGAAGAACCTACAGAAGAGGAAAACCTACACGAGAAGATTGTGGCATCAATTGCAATAAGGAATAAGAAGAAGGGGATCATTGAGTGACGTCCGAGAGAACAAAAGAGCTGAGAGCACAATATGACGCGATTTATTTCAGGGAATCATGGGGTAACCCTTCGGTTGTTGTTTTGGAATGCCTAGATGAAATAGAGCGGACAAAAAAGGCTTTAGAATATTATGCCGACGAAGAAACATGGACAGAAGCCATAGGACCAACCTGGCTATTAAAGGTTCCGCGTGAAGCGCCTGATTATGGCAAGACTGCACGCGATTGTCTAAAGGGGGTCATTGAGTGACGAAAAAAGAACTCGAGAAAAAACTAGCAGGGGCAAGAGAGACTTTAACGTTCTATGCAGATGAATGGGACACAGATGCCACCATTTTCCAATCAGCAGAAAAGCACTGGGAACCATCAAGCGAACTGCTAGCCGATCAAGGTAAGAGGGCAGAACAAGCCCTAAAGGACATTGAGTAATGGGTGGTTTGGGTGACCAATAAAGATAAGGCTGAGGATATTGTTAGAGATTTTTATGTGTCTTCAGAACAGATGGGATTCCAACGTCTTACTGGATTGCAGAAATCGATAGAAAGGGCTTTGGATAAGGCGGAGATGAAAGGAAGAAAAGCCGGATTAGAAATTTATGAAAACCTCAAACCCGCATCAGACACATTGTGAATGCAGCTTGGCGCCTCAACAACATCTATACCATAGTAGACAAGCAATCTAACTCTAGGATATTCAAACCCAACTCAATCCAAGTTATCATAAATGATAACCTTGCACGAAAGAAGATGATCCTAAAAAGTCGTCAGATAGGCATCAGCACAAATGAGATAATAAAACAATTAGACTACGTCGCATTCAATCCAAACAAGACTGCATGTATACTCGCCCATGAACAGGATGCTATTAAAAAGCTATTTAGGATTGTAAGACGTGCGTATGATAACATACCAGAGGTATGCAAACCCATTCTAGACAGAGGTGGCGGTAGTAAATATGAGCTCTTCTTTCCCCACATTAACAGCAGAATCTATTCAGATCTGGAATCGAGAGGGGACAGCATATCTTGGTTGCACGTCTCAGAAACTGCTTTCTTTCGAGAGCCTGACAAAATACTATCTACTCTACAAGCCGTACCTCTTGATGGACGCGTCACTTTCGAGACGACTCCTAACGGAGTTGGAAACCACTTCTTTGACTGGTGGAACTCTGAATTTGTAGACTATGAAAAACTATTCTTCCCATGGTTCTTCATGCCTGAATATCAGATTGAATCCGGCATGCTAGTTTTAAGTGACGATGAGAGAAAGTTCAAACGATTCGTTATGAATAAGTATGGAATAGATATCACCCATGCACAAATAGCATTCAGACGTAGTAAATTATCAGAGTTAAAGAACATGTACTATCAGGAGTACCCAGAGGATGATTCATCTTGCTTTTTATCATCAGGTGAGTCAGCAATGGATGGAGCTAAGGTAAAAGAACAGATCAAAGAAGCCAGTCCTGTAATAGAAGAATTCGATGGGGCAACGTTCCCATTGCTACAAGGAGTTAAGATTTATGAGCAACCACAATTCGATAAAAGATATGTCATTGGAGTGGATACAGCTGAAGGTGTCAAGGGAGACTTCAGTGTTGCAGTCGTGTTTCGAACAGATAGCAGAAGCGAAGTCGCTATCCTTAGGGGACGAATTAAACCATATGACTTCGCTCATCAAATCAATGCTCTCGCTACTAAGTTTACTAAAAGAAACATTACGCCGGTCCTTGCTGTCGAACGGAACAACCACGGACATGCGGTTCTCCAAGAGTTGTCAAAACACATACGGTATCCTAACTTGTTTAGACACCGAGACGACCGACTTGGTTGGCTTACCGATCGCGTCTCGCGGCCACTTATGCTTAATGCATTCATCGACGGAGTTGAAAACAACCACATCAAACTCAACGACCTAACCACTTTAAACGAATGTTTGACGCTCATCGTAAACAATGGGAAAATAGAGGGAGCTCAAAATAAACACGACGATTGTGTAATAGCTGGTAGTATTGCATTACAAATGTGCTTAGAATTTGATAAACTGAATGTGTATGAAAATTTAGCGTCTAAAATTAGAGTGTAGGGGACAACCAATGCAGGGATCGCATAGTTGGCACACTAAGATCAAGTCTAGTGTTTCAAGAACATACCAAGAAGTAACTAACCTATTTTTAAATTTCAAAGAGAAGACTGAACAAGAATCATCCTTCGTTGGGGATTCGATAAACAAACCATTCAATACAGATGACCTCTTTGACAAAGACTCTAGTTATAGAATCTACGAAGAGATGCTCCAAGATGATCAGGTCTATGCCGCAACGCAATTAAAGAAAGACATTATTATAGGATCTGGATGGGAGATTGAAACTCAAGAAGACGGTCAGGAAGAAATGAAATCCGACATTGAGAAGATGCTCTTAGAGGACATAGACAGACCTCTAGAGGATATGCTTCAAGAGATGGTATCTGCTTATGACTTTGGCTTTTCCCTTACAGAGAAGATATTCAAACGCAGAGAAGACGGATCTATAACGCTTCGCACCCTTAAGACTCGCCATCCCGGTACATGGTTAATCCATACCGATAAGTTTGGCAGTATCGAGATGATCGAACAACAGGGTATCAATACTAATTTAAAAATAGACCCTAGAACGCTAATACACTTAGTCAATAACGATAAGTTCCAGAACCCGTATGGCATTTCAGACTTAAGGGCGGCTTATGAACCTTACTTTCTAAAGCGGCATCTCAAAAGATTTTATGGAATTTTCCTCGAAAAAGCCGCAGGCCCCATCCCTGTCGGTAGATATGACCAGGGAGCACCCGACGAAGCCATCGACACACTATTCGACACCCTAAAGACCTTCCAGGCTAAAACCTCCCTGGTCATCCCTAAAGAGATCGAAGTTCAATTCTTAGAATCAAAGAATAATGGTGACGTGTATATCAAGGGCCTTGAACTAATGAACCTCATGATAGGCCGCGCTATCTTACTACCTGACCTAATAGGATTAACTGGAAGTGAAACAGGTGGTGGTTCTTTCGCACTGGGTAAGGAACAATTAGAGATCTTCTTCAAGCATGTGAACAGGAGAAGGCGCACCCTTGAATCTCTGATAGACAATCATATTATCAAGCCTGTGATGATTGCTAACTTCGGTGAGATGGATCACTTTCCTAAATTCAGATTCAAAGAAGTAAAGAAAGAAGAGGCCATCGAGAAAGCACGCGTGTGGATTGACTCACAAAGGGCTAAGATATTTAAACCCACTGACGAGGAAGTAAATCACTTCAGAGAAGCAATGGACTTTCCCACTAGTGATATTGTGGAATTCCCAGAACCCGCACCAAGTCCCTTTGGTCCTAACCAGAGAGAAGAAGATAACGCAGAAGCTCCTGCTGAGAAGGTAGATGACCCAGAAGTCCCATTGGATCAATTACAAGACGACATTGATAAGATGGAAGAGGGAGCTAAGAAATCAAAAAAAAAAGAGTTCCAAGTCTTTAAAAAACCAGAAGGTGACTTCGCTGACAAGGTGGATTTTCGAGCACTGGAGCGACAACTAGCGTCATCAGTAGATAAGTTCCTACGATCTACTAAACCCCTAGCGAGAGAAGTGTGGAAGGACCTACTAGACCAAATCGAATCTAAGAAGATCATCCAACAGAGAAACTTTGACAAGATCAAAGAGCTGAAACCAAGGAAGCTCGGTACTTTAAAGAAGGCCATTAAAGAAAGATTCAGAGATCAGTTTGCCGAAGCTACACTTATAGCCATGCAAGAGATAGGTAAGAAGGAATTAGCCAGACCACTTCCACCCGATGACTTTCTAGACTTCTCAGAACAAGAGGCGTTCTCATTTGTAGGTGACCTAGGTGCAAAGATGAACGCAAAGGCCGGGGTTGATTTAAGAAAAGCAATCAGAGATGGTAAACCCCTAAACGAAACATTAGAACAACTTCTTGAAAGTGGTAACGAATTAACCGATCAATCATTGGAAAGAATGGCTCGCACACTAACTACAGCCATTGAAAACCAAGCCAGAGAAAAGGCATGGAAGGAATCAAAACAAGTAGCAGGAGTACAGTGGTCAGCCATTCTCGACGGGCGCACTACTGTTATCTGTTCAGGTCTTCACGGTAAGAAATGGAAACTTGGAGAAAATCCAGTACCACCCATGCACTTCAATTGCAGATCGATTTTAATCCCAATCACGATTCAAGAAGAGTTTAAGGTAGACACAAAGACAACAGGAGCCGCGCCCACGCGCAAGGGAGTTCCAAAACCCAGTGTACCCAAGGGTCAGAACTTAGATAAGTTCATAGACGAAAACAAAGGTGAAGGGTTCTCAAGACGTTGATAATAAAATATGTAAGATGTGGAACCTGCGGAGAGGCAATAATTTTTAAGGAAGATAAATTGGCCCAACCATACATTAAGAACGGACAGAAGATTTTAATGTTATACTTTAAGTGTAAATGTGGAACTAACTATCAGGAAGACTTCTATTCTATGAGTAACTTCATGAGGCGCGTCAAATGAGAAAAGACCTAACCACGCTTATGATTTGTGCTCTCGCATATTCAATAATGGCGTTCGGATATATCCAAGCCACGTACACAACAAAAGATTCATTTGAAATAGTTTTAAAAGAGCTGCATTATATTAGAAACGCTATTGATGACTTAAGGGAGAAGTAATGGCAAGACCAGACGATTCATCACAAGGAGCACGTCGTTATATTGTTGGAGGATTTGCTCCTGTAAATTTAGGATCTCAAAACACGGCAGGATCAGTCAACATTACTGCAACAAGTGGCGTTATTCTTCAGG